TTACTGCAACTCAAAATGGTGGTGCAAATACTAAAGTACCAACCGATTTAAAGTTTGAAACTTCTGCTGATACTTCTACAAATAGCAATCAATTAGTTCTTCATCACGATGGTGGCATAGGTATAGGTACGAGTAGTCCTTCAGGTATCCTATCAATTTTTAGAGACGATTCAAGTACAGTTGGTACTAATGATGTCGTTATTGAAAATGATGGTAGTGGTGATGCTAGTTTAAAATTTGTTTTAACTGGTGCAACAGAGTGGTTTGCGTATGTAGATAATTCAGACTCAGATAAATTTAAAATACGAAGAAGCACAACAGACCATTTTAGTATTAATGAGTCTGGCAAAATCTCTGTAGGCACGGGCGCCGTTTATGGTCAAGCTACTATTGGAGGTAGTGGAGAAGTCTTATCTCTAAGGTCATCAAGTGGTGCAAGTGAGTTACATTTCTATGAAGGTGGTACAACTAGAGGAGTAATATCAAGTCTTAATGGTTCAGATGGTATTGCTTTAAAGTCAGGTACTACTGAAAGAATGATAATAGATACCAACTCACGAATCTCATTATCGAATAATGATAGTGGTACTAGTAATACAATATTTGGATATAAAGCTGGTAATGCGATTACAACAGGACATAACAATGTTGTTATGGGTCATAATGCTCTTTTAAACTCACAAGATATAGGATTTGCAGTCGCTATTGGTAATAGTGCAATGGCAAGTGGTACTATGACTGATGCTGCTGATGGCACTGTGGCTATCGGTAAATCTGCACTTACAAATCTAACTACAGGTTCTAACAATGTAGCAGTTGGAGCAAATGCTCTTGATGAGCTTAGTACTGGTGGATATAATACTGCTATTGGAGTAAACGCCTTACATCAAGTAGACAATGGTGAATCTGAAAATGTTGCTATTGGTTACAATGCTGGTTCTAATTTAGATGGGGATGGAGGAACAGCTAGTGGTAATGTTTGTATTGGCTCTAATGCTATTCCTTCATCATCAGGAGGATTCAATCAAATAGTAATTGGTAAGGATACAATTGGTGTAGCAAATAATTCAGTAAATATTGGAAATAGTTCTATAACTGATAATTATTTTAACGGCAATATAACAGCTTCTAAAAATAGTAATGTTTTTCTTAATCTTACTGCGACTGGTGGTGGAGCAAGAATAAAATTAACTGGTCAGGCAAATGAGACTACTAATGGTTTACAATTTTATGAAGCAAGTAATATAAAAGCGTCAATCAATGTTAATCACTCTACTGATGACATGGAGTTTAGAACTTATAGTTCTGGAGCTATAGGAACTTCTCTTGCTCTCACAATAGATTCATCGCAAAACGCTACTTTCGAAGGAAGTATAGAGGGTATATACATTGAGTCGTTTTCTCATAATTTTACAGCAGACATTAATACAGATAATGTATATATACCTTGGCAAGGAACAGTTGAAAGCTCTTCAATGGGTAGTTCTTTTACTGCTTTTTTAACTCCTTTTGCAATGGAACTTGTTAGTTTCCATATAAGACCTGAAACAATAACTACTTCAGATAAAGTTAATATTCAAATGTACAAACAAGCCGATGGAACAACGACAAGAACTGATATTGGCAGTGCAAATACACTCTCTTTAACTACAAATACTGTAAATGTAGTACAGGCTAGTACATTTGATATACTTCCTACAGTGAGCGCAAATGAAAAAGTTGGAATAAAAATTCAAGCGCCACAAGATTTAGGAGGAGAAATAGATTGGTATATAACAACAGTTTGGAAAGTAACAAAGAACATATAAAAGGAATGGTATTATGAAAGATTACGCAAGTATGAAAAAAGCAAAGATATGGTCAGTAGTTAAAAAGAAAGTAATTACTTCACCTGCTATCTCAGAAGTAAAAGATGAAAATGGTGTTGTTGTAAGAGATAAACAAGATGAGATGTCTTACGATGCATTTAACATTGTTAAAAAACAATTTGATTCTGCAACTGGCGCAGAGTTAGATGCGATAGAGCAATCAGTAGATGTGTCAATATGTGATACTGAAATTGAGTTGCTAAGTAAACAAATAACCGAGCTTACTTCTGAAAAAGAAGGTTGGGAAGCTATAAAAGCTGACGTAGAAAAGCTCTAAATAAAAGGGAATACAATGTCTGATAAAAATAAAAAAGAACCTCAGATAGTAACAATCAACGATAAAGATTACAAGATAGATGATTTATCTGAAAAACAATTAGCTTTAGTTAATCATGTAGCAGACCTTGACAGGAAAATACAAACAAGTATGTTTAATATTGACCAACTAAAGGGCGGAAGAGAGTATTTTATGAAACAACTTGAAGAAGAGTTAAAAATAGGTGAAAAAGATTAAAGTTGTGTTGATAACAGGCACCTTGCTAGGGCTTATTGCTTTAGCAGGGTGCTCTCCCGGATGGTCAGCATTTGGATATGAAGTTGATAGTGATAGTACTTATGTATATTTAGAAGTTTTAGATAGTGATAGTGTATCTCATTTTTATGCAGATATGGTAGAAATGAATAAAAGTATTTGGTGTCATACACACAACAGATATGAAATAGTAAGGAAGAAATGAGTGAACAAGTTAAAACAGCTAGAAGCTATCGAGGTGCTGTCGTGGATGATAACGCTATTGTCAGTATTAATATCCGCTGGCTTGGACAAATTCTTATTCTTGTTGGCACTCTCGTGTACGGCTACTATAGGATTGAGACTAGATTGGGAACACTTGAAACTGACTTGGCTGATGCGAATGAACGCATTGGGGATTTACTTAATAAACACATCTTGGAAGAAAGGGCTGAGAGAGAAGAGTTATCAAAAAAAATAACTTTTTATGAAAAAGAATTTAATATCAACCCATTGAGTTGGGGTAAAAAGCGGAGAAAGTAATGGATTTTATGGCGGTATATGGTGAAGCTGGGATGATTGGAGTAGTGGGTATAATGTTTGTATACCTTGTAATAAATATGTCTAAAAAATCTACAGCTAACCAAGAATCGTTAGAGAGTCTAAAAATAGAAAATAAAGGTCAATCTGAAACCTTAGAAAATATGGAAGGTATACTAATAAAGCTGATTGATAGGTGGAACAAATCCGATGAAACAAGGGATAGGCGTAACGAAGATTTAATGAAAGAAGTTAACGATATGTCTGATAAAATAAGCTATTTATCAGGTAGAATAAATGGGAGTGGAAGATAATGTCAGAAGCTTGGACAAGAAAAGAAGGCAAGTCACCTAGTGGTGGTTTAAATGCTAAGGGTAGGGCTAGTTATAAAAAAGGTACGTTAAAGCCTCCTGTTACAGAAAGTAACCCTAAAGGTAAACGTAAAAAAAGAAGAGCTAGTTTTTGTGCTAGAATGTGTGGTATGAAAAAGAGATTAACTTCAGCTAAAACAGCAAAAGACCCTAACTCTAGAATTAATAAAGCTTTACGTAAGTGGGGATGTAGGTGCTAATATGACAAAATCAGAATCTTTAAAAAAACTAAAAAACTTTAAAGGTGGTCTAATTAGTTGGGTGTTTGGTGGAAAAAGATATTATGGTAAAAAGAAAGGTGAAACATCTACTCATATTTTAGCTACAACTCATAATGGAAAAACTAAAAAAATACCTAAAAAAGGAATGGCGTAATGGATAGTATAAAAGTTAGTATGGGAAGTGTAGGTAGTGGTGCTGTGTTGTTTATGGATTTACTTCCTTACACATTGGGTATTGCTATTGGTGTTCTAAATATAGTATATTTATACTACAAAATCAAGAAAATAAAAGGAGAATAACGTGGATATTAAATCAATGTTAGTCAAAATAGCTGAAGAACAAGCTGATAAAATGCAAGACCAAGCAGTTGGTCATATTGCTTCAGATGCTTTTTCAGATAAGTTAGCACAACTACTTAACGATAAAATAAACATACCTTTCGTAAAAGAAGAAAAAGAAGGTAAAATGTTTAAAGAATTAGTCGAAGTTATACAAAAATTAGTAATAGGAATGATTAAAGGAAAGTAATGCTTACTGAATTTAAAGATATAATTCTTAAAGTTCTAGAACACGAAGGTGGATATGTAAACGACGCTGATGACCCGGGTGGTGAAACTATGATGGGTATTAGTAAAAGAGCTTATCCCAACCTTGATATATCGGGATTATCTAAACAAGATGTTATAAAGATATATAAGAAAGACTACTGGGATAGAAACAGAGTTGATTCTTTTCCCGATAGAATAAAGTATATCTATTTTGATATGTGTGTTAATATGGGTAAGTCTAGAGCTGTAAAGATAATTCAGCAAGCTTGTAATAGCAAAAAACAAAATCTCTCCGTAGACGGAGGATTAGGACCCTTGACGTTGAAAGCTGTGCGTAAATGTAAGTTATCAGCATCAAGGATTAGAGCTTATAGAGTAAAATACTACGTAAACTTAGTTAATAGAAAACCAGTTCTTGATAAATATTATTACGGCTGGTTTAAAAGGTCATTATCCGTATGAAACTAGATGAAAATACAGTATATAAAAATATAGGTTTTCAAGGGAATAAAGTACATCAACATCAACCAGAGAATTGCGATTATTGCGGTTCAGAATATGTAAAAGGTATTGAAGTAATTGGGGCTAAAGATGGAGTTTTATATTGGGAGTGTGAGCATTGCTTAGAACCAACATTAAGATTTAGTCCTAGAGAAACAAAAGATTATTTAAGTAATACTTTAGATTTGCATATTAACTTAGAGGGGTTATCAACAATATGGCAAGAACAACCAAATTAGATAATGGAGTAGTTAAGAGAGGAATAGTAACACCAGATAAACACTTTCCACTCCACGATGCTCCAGCAATAAATGTTTTAACTCAGGCTATAAAAATAATAAAACCTGACTTTTATGTAGACTTAGGAGATACTGGTGAATGGGGTTCAGTAAGTCATTTTCAATGGAAAAGAAAGAAAAGACCTCCATTAGAGTATCAATTACCAAGAGTGTACAAAGATATAAAAGATGTTAATGCTGGTATTGACATTATAGATGAGGCTCTAGATAAAGTTAATTGTTATGAAAAATATTTTACAGAAGGTAATCACGATGCATGGCTTAATCACTTTTCAGAAGAACATCCTTTTCTTGAGGGTCTTGATGTTAAGTCAGCTATGCAACTTGATAGAAGAAGATATAAATATTATAAAAATGGAGAATATTTAAGACTTGGAAAACTTTCGTATTATCATGGAAACCACTACGCTTCGATTAACCATACGAGAAATCATTTGGTGCGTCTTGGTACTAACATTATATATGGGCATCATCACGATTTACAACAAAGCAGTATTACCCACATCGATGGACCTAAGTCTGCTTGGTCTATCGGGTGTTTAAAAGATATGAGTCCTGAAGCAAATGGGTGGTTAGGTGGGAGACAAACAAACTGGGCTCACGCTTTTGCAGTAGTAGATTACTTTGATGAAGGTAATTTTACAGTACACGTAGTAAATATAGTTAATGGAATAACAAGTCTTTGGGGGCAAAGAATAGATGGCAATAAGTAAGTTAATACATGAAGTAAAAAAATTTAGCTTAGGTATTATAGCTAGACCTGACGATGAAAGAGATACGCCTGATGACGCCGCTGTACTTAGTTTAAATATTGAAAGTTTAGCAGATGGCGAACTAAGAGGTATACCTCAAGATTTGTACTTAAAACAATCAGGGTTTAATTCTAATTATAGTAGTATTTTATATGAACAAGGTGGTGGAGGATTTACTGAACCTACCTATGAACAACCAACCTTACCTACTCAATAATGCCAATAACAGCAAGCACAAATAATAATTTTAATAAGATTTCTATATCTGGAACCTATACTGGTACTAAAGATAAAGATTTTAAAATAAAAGTATCTGCAACTGGTTCTACTAACAAATGGAGATGGAAGTATAAAGAAGAATCAGGAGTATGGTCTGATTGGCAAATAACAGCAACAGCTATAGTAGTAGATACTGATATAGCTTTATCTGACGGCGTTGTAATTAAATTTACAAATGCAAATCAAAGTATGTACAATGTTGATGATAAATGGACATTTACAGCGTATGCTAATTTTAATATTTCTGGTGCAACTAATGAAACTAAATTTCATTTTATGGATACCATTGTAAGAGGAGATGAGACTGATTTAGTATTATTTAGTAAAGCTGGAAATGTTTCTCTAATTAAAAATTTTGAATCACCTGAACCCGAGTTCTCTCCCGAAATAACAAGTATCCATAGCTTTGATGATTTACACGCAGAGAAAAAGAATAAAGAATTATATATATCTACAGGTAAAGATTTAGCTCCTAAATGGGTAGGTTATAGCGGTAATAACGGTTTTGAAGGAACTGTTGATGAGAATTTTATTACAGCAGAAGCATTAGATAAATTTGATTCTAGTGATAGACCTAACTCTGAAGTATTTGATAAATATGTAAGCCTTAGAGGAGGAGTTGCTAATACAACAGACTCAAAACTTCTTGTAGGGATAAATACTGAAGGAGATAGGGCAAGTAAAGATTTAATGATTTATAATGTTATAGATAATAAATTATATAAATTTCCATTAAGCGAACAACCAATAGCTATTAGAAAATGGCATAAAAAGAATAGCGCATATGAAGAATCGCATTATGGTGCAGAGGGAATAGCGCTACTTTTACCTTCTAGTGTAAACGATGGCAATAGACAGGCAATAGCTGAGATTCAATTTTGGCATATACCAAACACTGGAAATATTGGTGAAAATGCTAATTTAGAAAAAAGATTATACTTTGAAGCACCTACTGGACAAGGCATAAATAAATTTTTTGATTTTTTAATTATTCCAAATACAAATACTATTCAAACTGCAAGTACAGATTATACACTTATATTAGCAACAAATGTAGCGGGGAGAGATTATAATTCTGGTCAAGCTCATACATATGAATGGCTTTGGAAATTGGATAGTTCTGATTATGATTGGGAAGCTGAACCTTCTGATGAACTTATAAATGATAGTAACTATGTAAACATTACTCCTAAAGTAGATTTTTCAGAACATAATGATGAAAATTGGAGTCAAACAGAGCTACCGGAAGGTGGATGGTGTTACCTTGCTGATAATTTTTACAATACGCATATGGAAGCTAGTGGAGCGCAATGGCAAAGAAGAAAAGTTATTCCAGCGGGTTCTACAAATAGTGGATTACACCAAAGAATTACTGATTTCCCAAGGTTACATTGCTTAGAGTTTGGTGGTTATGATGCCAATGGTGAAAATCCAGTCATAATGTGGACTGCTAGATTTAGAAAGCCAAGTCCTGACAATGTAAATTTTAATTACGAAAGAGACCCTTATAATCTACCAAGCAGTACTTCAGATTTATTTGATAAAATTTTTACTAGTACAGAAGTAGCTTCAGCAGGTACTGATACAAATGGTAATTCAATATATCCAAGAAATATGGCTGTATATGGTCCTGTTCTTAGTGATGCATCTACAACTGAAGCTACAAGGATTTATAGAGCTGTAGAGTGGGGTACATATGCTATACCTTTTAGGTCTACTAGTGGATTTCAGCAACATAAATTATTCTGCCATTTCCAAGACTGGGCTACAAGCACTAGTGTTAGAGATTTATTTGCTAGCAGAGTTCATCACGGCGAACAACTTCCTTTTTGGTTAACATCAGCAGATTTTGGTAATTCATCTAGTCCTGAATTTCAAATGATAGTTCCTTCACAAAGTCCAAACTTTGATTTAAGAGGTAGATTTCAAATATATGGAGATGAAGATGACAATGGAGCTAGGATGGGTTTATATTACTATAAAAGTGGAGTTGCAGAAATATTAAACTTTCAATGGAATGATGGTACTGGTAGTTATCATGCTCCCGCTGGTACTCCGTATAGTGGCGTTAAACATCCGGGTGTATTCCCAAATAGATTATCTACAGTATATGATGTTTTTAATAAAAATATTCCTGCAGACCCTCCTACTACTACTGTAGATACAAGTGGTTTACCATCTGGTAGCAATCATGCTCCTAAAATATCTGGAGATGCTGTACAAGTACATGATTTAAGTGATAATGATGATATAGTTGGCGATTTAGTTCTTGTAGACAAGAACAAGGCAGATGATAAAGTTAGATGGAGACTTGCTGAAGGATATAGACAATTAGATATGGCTGTTGGTAGTGGTGACCCTCCACCTGATAAATGGTACCCAAGAGGTAATGAAGCAATATATATAAATGCTGTTCCTTTTGGTAGTGCTCTTACTAAAGCTATGTATAAATTAGATTTTCAACCTACGGGTACAGATATTAACGCTACATCTGAAATAGGAACTAGTGCTTCTTTTATTAGCATAGATGTTCCTGAGTCAGGTCAACCAACAACCACTTGGAAGGGTCCTGATAATATAAAAAAATTATTTTATAAAATAGCTTTTATATATGATGGGTATCAAGAAACTCCTTTATTGCAAGCTACAGGTCTTTGGGACCATTCTAGTGCCCTTACTCATCAAAGATATATAGATATAACTATATCTGATAATTACCCTTTAAATCAAAGGATAACTGGAGTTGCTTTGTATAGGGCTTTTGATTCAGATGATACATCCACAGACCCTGAAACTTTATATAGATTTATAGAAGAAATACCAATGTATCAATTTAATTTTAGCTCTAACTCTGATTGGACATTTAGAGTTACTGATACAGGGGATTCAGAAGCTACATATGAAGCTTTAAATGATATATCTGAAAGAAGTTATGATTTAAATTTACATTATAAAGTATCTACTCAACAAAATGGATATTTATTTGCTAGTAATACTCATCACGAACAAATTAAAAATGCAGATAATTATTTATTTAGAAGTAAACCGGGTAAATACTCTATATTTGACTGGACAAGAGATTTTACCATACTCCCTATGACTCCTACTTGTTTAAAAGGTTTTATGGGTAAAGTATACTCTTTTAACCATAGTATGTTTAGTATTATAAACCCTGAAAGTTTATTTATAGAAGACACAATAGAAGGCATAGGATGTTTAAGCCAGCACAGTATTAAAATTTCTGATGCTGGTATGTTTTGGTGTGATTATAAAAATATATATATATCAAGCCCTAAAATACTACCTATTGGAGATACTATAAAAGAAGTAGAAACTTACGGATGGAATAATCTAACTAAAGAAGCTAAAGACACTATTCGTATAGGGTATGATGCTTTACGTAATTCTTTCTTAATATTTTTCACACTTGGTGATGAACATAAATGTTGGGCATATTCTGTAACTAGAAATAGATGGGATTTATGGGATACTGAACATAAAATAGAAGATACAGTAGATATGGATAGCGGTGGGTGTTTAATTCTTCAAGATGATAATACGATTGTTCATTATTTAGGTCACCCAACTAATAAAAGAAACTGGTATTGGGAATCTAAAAAACTTACTTATGGTAGAGATTTACAAGAAAAAAGAATTAGAAATGTTAAAATATCATCTAATAGCAGAGCTGATAGTACAGTGCAGTATAAAGTAGATAATAATTATAGTAGTTGGAACAATGGAATTGATATAAGTACTAAGTTTCCCGGAGCTGAGAATAGTGCTATAAAACTTTCTTCATCAGATGGTGTAAAACATTATTGGGCAAAATACAAAATTTCTGGTACTAATGACAATAGTGGTAAAAATACAAAAGTATTTGGCTTAAGTACTATTTACAAAGCTAAAAGGTATAAATAATGGGTAAGTTAGTAACGACAAAAAGAACTAGAAGCCTATCTGGAACACACACGCTTAGTGAATCTAATAGAGATATTGAAGATGCATTAGATAAACAAGCTGATTTAACTGATAGTAAAACTTCTAATAGTGAAGAAAAATTTGCTAAAGACGGTACTATGAGGATAACAAATGATGGGCAAAACTATTATTTAGAAGTAAAAACTAAAGACGGATGGATAGTAAGTGATAATTCATCTGCAAGTGGATTTAAATTTAAAAAGCAATAGGAGAAAGTATGGGATTTTTTGATAAAATAAGAAAATTTAGACCAATGGATATACTTGAAAAAGCTCAAGGACTTGATGGTATGCCTACTGGTGATGATGTTTTAGCTCGATATAAAAAATATGGAATAGATTACGGACCCGCAGAAGAAGGTGAAGCACCTACTTTATATGACCGAGGTCAAGAAATGATGGATAGGGACTCTGCTTACAATCAAAGTATCAGAGCTCAAATGGAATCATCAAGTGCTGATGCACAAGCAGAAGCCATGAGACAACAACAGCGTATGATAGCTATGGGTGGCTCTAATGTACCTGCTAGTGTTTTAGCGGCTCAAGGTTTACAGTCTGCTAATCAAGCTCAAGCTATGACAGCTCAACAATTTGAGCAAGGACAAATGGCTAGAGAGCAAAGAGGTATGGGTGTACTGTCAGGCGCTATGGCTAATCAAGCTCAGTTAGTACAGCAAGCTATGGGTGCTGACCAAGCTAGAAATATGGCTAAAAGAAACGCATACCAACAAGGTCTTGGTATAATGGGTAATCTCTATAATATGGCTGGAGATACTGCTCAAACAGCAGGTATGGCTATGATGGGTATACCTCCTGTTCCTGCTCAAAAAGGTGGTTATATGAAAGGCTATCAGAAAGGTGGTGAGGCTAAATTTAAACCTCATATGATGTATAAGGGCACTGATGAAGTTATGGCTGAAACATATCAAGACCATTTAGATTTAAAAGAAAAAGGATATAGTCATTCTAAAGGTATGATGTATGGTGGTGAAGTAAAGAAAATGCAGACAGGTGATTTTGTTAAATCAGGTGGATTACTAGGTATGCTTCAAGAATATTACAATGAAAATAAACCGGACACATCAGGTGGTTTACTTGGTATGGCTGGTAGGAGTGCAGAAGATGGTATGTTAAGTGACATAGCTATGAAAGCTGGTAGTGGTTATCAGAAAACAGCAGACTATTTTTCTCCAGACCAAGAAAGAGCATTAGATAAAATTAATGAAAGATTTGGTAACTATATGGATGAAGAAGTTACTAGTGATGTAGATGGTGCTACAGCAGTAAGGAGAGGAGATATGTGGAAAGGTAAGGCTTTAAAAGGAGTTGGAAGTATATTAAAAGGTCTTGGTGAAGGTTCTAAGGAACTATCTATGCCCGGATATTTAATGGCTAAAAATCTTAATTTAGACGTAATAAGTGGACAGCAAGAAGGCGGTTATCAAAATAGCGTATTAAATAGAATACCAATGAGAGTAGGAGGTGGTAAAATTGGCTAATAAATATAGTCCGTATCCCGGAGATACAATACCAGCAATATTAGAAGACGGTGAATATGTATTAAATAGAAATGCTGTAAAAGCTATAGGTAAAGACAAGTTGGATAGAATTAACCACGTAGAAGAGCCTAGATTTGCTCAAAATGGAGGTTTTATGGAAAATGCAGGTTTCCCTACGCAAAATAAATTTAAGCTCGGTTTAGCCCGTAAAATGGCTAATGGTGGTATTGCAACTCGAGATGCTCAACAAAGAAGAAATTATATAAACTATATGCAAGGACCTAAAGAATTACAAGGTCCTCCACAAAATCCTAATGATAGATACATAAGTGATAGAGAAGCTGAACTTAGAGGTTTTGGCGAAGACCCTTATTATGAAGCTGACTATATAAGTGATGAACAAGCTAGTAAAATGGGTTTTGATATACCTGAAAATGTACAAGGACCAGTAGAAAAATTAATGCTTCAAAATCTTAACTTAGACAACTACGTAGATGAGTTTGGAATGACTGGTGGCAATTTAAATCTTCCTAGACCATCAGATAGTTTTGAAATTAGAAAAAGTGATAATCAAATGTATCCTTCTAGAGTTGAACCAGATACAATAAACATACCTAAAAGTATGGCTAAAGCTCTTGTAAAAAAATACCTAGCTCCTAATATAGAAAAAACTTTAGAAAATGTTGAACCATTTATAGAATCTGTTACTGAAGGCAGTTTAGATGCAGGTGAAAAACTTTTAAAAGGTAGTGGTGAAAAATCTTTAAAAGCTAGTAGCGATATTATTAAACAAGTACGAGAAGGTCAAAAAGGGACTTCTAGATTCCTTGGTAATCTCGGGAAAGCTTTTAAGAAAGGTAGAGATAGTACTAAGAGTAATAGTAAAACCGTTAAAACAAGTAAAAGTAATACTAATAGTACTAAAGAGTCTGATAAAATAAAAGAAAAAGTTACAAAGAAAAATAACAAAGAGCAACCATTTATAGGACCTATGCCATTTATAGGACCTATGCCTAAAGAAGATAGTCCAATAAGCGATGCTCGATTGACAAGCTATGGTATGCAAGAAGGTGGTGATGTAATGGATAGAAGTACAGCTAAAAGTATAGGCGTACCTAATGTAGATAAGAGAATGCAAAGGAGACTACAGCAAATAAGACTGCAAATGCAACAACAGAAATTATTAAAGCATAGGTCTGGTGGAGATATTGGACTATACAATAGGCATGTAAAAGCTCGAGAGGAGAGTGGAGATTTTTTAACTAAAAAACAGATTGATGATACATTCAAGTATTTTATAAAAAGACAATCTGGAGATATACCTAGAATGCAACAAGGTGGTATGGTTAATAGCACTGGTGATAATATGAGTGGAGTACAGATGAATAGTCGAAGGTTATTAAATATGGCTAAAAGGAGAAAAAATGTCAGAGGTTAAAAGTTTAAATTTATCTGGTGGTTACGACCCGATGAGGTCTGTTGATAGAGAAAGCTATGCAGATAAAGTAAGGAAGACTAGTCAAATGGTATTGTCTCAAGCTATGGGTCAATATCAAATGAAACAAGCTCAGCAAAATATAGAAAACCAGCAAACTATGAGAAGGGCTGATGAATATTTTGGTGAAAATATGAATAAATTTATGTCTAGTTCTGCTAATATAAAAGACCCTAAAAGCTGGAGTTTTAATACTGGAGAAACAAGAGAAAGAGCTTTTAATGATTACAGAGATAAGGTAGGCGGTAATTACTCAGCTTTTAACCAAGCTTGGTCTCAAAAGCAAAACGCTGAATCTCAAGCTTTAATTAGGAGTCTTGGAGAATGGAGAAAAGAAGTTGGTGATGATGATGAATTTAAAAATATGTATAGTGAATGGTTTGATAACTTACCAGAAACAACTAGAAATAATTTAATGTCTAATGCCAATCAGGAATTGTATACAAATTTAAGTTCTTATTATAAACCAGAAAAAGATAGGCAAGGTTTATTGGAAAAATATGTGAAGCCTGTAGGTTATGGAGCCTCCGCACTTTTTTCACCTGCAATATATCGTGGATTAAAAACGAAACTTGGCTTTGGACCTAAAACTCCCGAAGGTATAAAAAACGAAGCAGGAGAGATAAAAAATAAAAGAAAGTCTAAGGGTAAAAAAGTAAAAACATCAGGAGCAAAAGTTACCTCTCAAGATATTTATAAAGGTGAAGGTAAGAAAGTAAATATAAGAGAGTTAATGAATAGAAGCTCTAAAGTAGGTGGTACTGAAGAAAAGAATTTTATAAATAAAGTTAAACAAAATTTTTCTAAAGCCGCGACTGGTAAAAATAGTAAAAATTTTATGAAAAGATTAATAAAAATCACAAATAATCCTACTGTTAAAAAGAAATTAACTAAGGTAGCCGCTAAAGGAGCCGCTAAAGCTACTGCTTCCGGAGCAACTGGCGTTGGTGCTCCATTAAGTGTTATATTTGGATTGTTAACAGTAAAGGAAATATATGATTTGTACAATGACCCTGAAATACAAAGCATGTTAGATGGCTAGACTTACACCTGAGGGTTGGCAACCTAGTGCCGAAAGAAAGCAAATATCTGACGCTGTATATCAATACACTATTAACCCTACTAATTTTCAAGATGATAGTTCGCTTGATGATTTAGAATTACACGCATCGCATTATGGTATTCCATTTGCAAGAAGTAAGGAACATCAAGATAGTCTTATATCTAGAACCCTAGGTGAAGTTGGTAAAGGATTTGCTGAAGGTATTACAGCAAACTTATGGAAAGGAGAGCCTCCTGCTCCCAGTGATAATGTAGCTAAGATAGCTAGGCAACTTGGTTCTGTAGCTGGTTTTATGGGCTACATACCGGGTAGAAAATACTTACCTATCTTATCTAAAGTTAAAAACCTTAGTTTACCTATGTATGCATCTACCAAGGCTACTAAAGCTGTTGGTAAAGCTATAAACCCATTAATAAAACAAACTAATAAAGAAGTAAAGGATTTTTTAACAGGTAGCGTAATATCTGATGTTGTACAGGGTGGTTTTCAGATGGGTGTTGCTTCTGCTGTATCTGGAGAATGGAAAGATGGTGTTGGCACTATACTTAAAAATGCTGGATATGGTAGTTTATATGGTGGTGTAGCTCGTGGTATAGGTAATATGAAAGGGTTTGGAAAGAGAATAACAGTAGACCAGTTAGATAAATCTACTGGTGCTCCAAAGCTTTCTAAGCTTGCTGACGGACAAAAAATTGATTTATCTATGCGAGTATTAGCTAATGGTACTTTTGATGCTTTAAGTGCTAAAATGCAAGGTCAAACTACACCTGAGCAAGTTTATAATTTTATTATGGGTGGATTTTTAGGTTGGAGAGATTTACCGTTATCAACAAGGACTAGTCAAGAATTTATATGGAAAACTTTAAGAGATAAAACTATAGAAGACCCTGAATTGCATCCTGATTGGGAGAATTATACTCCAGAAATGCATGAGATTATTAAAAAAGATATGGATTTTTATTTTGGTCCACAAGAAGCTAGGGGTGTTGTTGCTAAACTTTTAGAAAATAAAGGAATAATAAGTGAAGAAGAATTTTATAAAAGTATTGGGAAACAATTAGGTGCAGATTTTGAGAAAGGACCTGATGGTGTTCCAATTAAAAAACTTACTAATAAAGATGTAGAAGAGTATGTAAAAGATTATACTGATAATGGTGCTACTAAAGATTTAGACGACCTTGATATGCATATTAGCGATGTAAGAGACCTTGTTGGTAAAGGTCAACCTGTTGTTAATTGGGTTAGCTCTCATTTAAAACCTAAAAATGAATTTGAAAAAATAGGTATGAGTGCTGATTTATTTGCTCAATGGAAAAGATATTTTGAACAAGGTGAAGATGGTGTAAAGCCAAAAGATAATGCCGAAAATGAGATGTATAGATACATCAATGGAAAGTTTGGAATTAAATTAAACGACGAAGGTAAGGGGTGGTGGAGAAGATTCGCTGAAGAGCAAAGAAAAAGAATTTTTGTACCTCAATTAACTGTAGTAGATGGAGTAGCAAGTTTTTTAAGTGGTAATATAAATGCGGTTGGTAATAAAAAAGATGTACATTTTCAAAGACCTATTATAGGAGATGTTTTATATTCTCAGTATCCAGAAACAGTAGGGAAAGATTTCTTTACTTATCTTGACCATATAATATATAATGGGAAAGAATATACAATAAGAGGTGCTGAAAAAGGTATATTTAGAGACTTGCTTCAAAAAGCTGAAAATGAAAGAAAGGGACCTCTTGAAGGAGAAGAAATAGGTCTCATACAAGAGCAATCTAAAAGTATATTTAAGTCTAATATTGATGCTGTTAATGAAAGGCTTGATAAAGAGGGATATTACTATGTAGGTGGTAAAGGTGATAAAGATGCTATGTATTTCGTTCAAAAACACCCCTTTATAGCGAATAAAAAGAATAAAGATGGTAAAGGTACACTTCAAGTTTTAAAAGCTTTATATCAGCATTCAAAAGCAAATGGTTTTACAAAAAAACCTAATGTAGAAAGTTTTATAAAGGAACTAGAATTAGACACTCAATATTTAAAAGATAGTGTAGCTAGTAATGTTTTATATGATATGACTTGGAATGGCTTTAAAATAGCTGACCAATTAAAATCAGGAGATGTTAGAACTACTACATTGATAAAAGATTTGTTAAGCGTAATGAAGAATAGCGGTAAGTTTTTAAATAGTGCAAAAGCTTACAACAAAAGAGCTCAAATATGGTTTAATACTGGAATTAGTAGTAATGCAGATAATGTAAGTAAGTTAATAAAAAGCGTACCTGTAGTAAATGGTAATTTAAAAATAAAAATATTTGATGATGATAAAAAAGGTAACCTTGTTGGGAGAGGTGATACTCAAACAGAATTTACAGATGGTGCTATACTTGGTTTAAAAGATGTTATAAAAGCATTAAACATTGACAAAGGAATGCCTACAGATGGTAATGTTAATAAAAGCTTTATAGTTAGTCCTGATGAAAGTTATGGAGCTTTGCTTGGTAAATACATGATACACGAACCTAGTAAAGCAACTTCTGATAAAATGAAGAAAGAAGGAGTTCATCTATTATTACCTGAGTCAGCAGTAAAGCAAATGGGTTTTAGGAAATTTGACACTGTTTATGATTTACCTATAGAACATATTAGAACTACTATGTCTGAAATAACAAGTAGTAAATATATAAAACCTCAAAGACTACCTAAACAGATGATGACTGTTTTAAGCGCTGTTGATGGTAATAACTCTGATTTATTTAAACAAATGTATGAAGACTTTAGCGGTGCAAGTAAAAATGGAACAGAACAAGGTAGAAATATATTAGAAAAATTTAAATTAGACCCTGCAAAAAATGAAAAAGATTTAATTGATAATTATGATGAAATACCTATAAGTCAATTGTTTGATATTATAAGGAATCCTAATTATGAAAGTGCATCAGCAGGTCTTATGCAAAAAATACTTAAAATACAAGATGACCATTATAGAAATACAACAGAAGAATCTGAATATAGTAGGGATGAATTATCAGAAGAAAGAATTAGCTTAGTAGAATATAATACTATAGTAGAAAGGTTAGCGTCTCTATACCCTAAAGGTAGTACTGGTGGATTGATGCATAAATTCATTAGAGACTTTAGAATGGTAGCTTTAAAAAACTATGCTGTACATAGTGCAACTAGACCTAAGTTAAAAGGTAGTGCTGTAGCTCGTATTAGACCTTGGGATGAAGGTATGAAAAGCACTATGGACGATATAAATAATGATAGTAACAAAGTATTCTATCTTGATAATGGTCATAAGAAAATACTTTTATATGATTCTAGATTTAAAAATGGTGAAGCTACTCTAGAAGAAGTGTTTAATATGTCTAAGGATAAAAATTTAAACAAGGATGATATAGAAGATTATAAAGAGATGATTCGGGGTGTATTAACAAGAGTTCCTATGGATAGTATGAGTGGCGCAAATGTTCTTAGGCTGGGTGGTTTTACTGGGATAGATGGTTATGGAGTGTTAATGCACCCTAGAGTTATGAGGGCTCTTGGTGGTGCTGATTTAGACGGTGATAAAGCATTTATATTTTTTGGTGGTGAAGGCGGTATGAAGCCTGAATATAAAAAAATGTATGAAGAAGCTAGGGATGAATTTTTTGATAAAAAAAGAGAAATGCATAATAAAGATGAAAAGGATAAACTTAACCCTAAAAAAACAGTTAGAGAATTATTTACCGTAAGTGATAAAGATTATCTAGATAAAGCTAGTAATAATGCTAATTATTATAATCCTATATGGCGTAAAGCGATGAGCGATGGAGCAAGTTCTGGTAGGGATGTACTTGGAACTGCTGTTAATACACGTAGTGCTATATTAGGGGCTTATAATGCTATCACAAATATGGTCAGCAAAGTAAATAAAGTAGAGTTATTTAGATTAATGGAGGATGGTAGTAGGGGTAAATCTATAATAAAAAAAGATGAAAAAGGCAATATAAGTTATATATTAAATTATAAATCAAGTTACAATAGAAAAGATGGTTCAGTAGGTTATTTTTTTAAAAGAATAATTATGGATTTAAAGCCCGAAAATATGGATATATTCAAACAGAGGTCTAGAGCTGCAATAGCTATAGGTTCTGACCCTATGGATGAAGCTGGAGTAAAATCTGCAAGCGATTTTAAACAAATAATGTTAGAGCCTCTATTTGATATTAAGCAAGAAGTTTATAAAAAAGGTAAGTATGTACCTGATAAATATAGTCAAAACTCAATAAATATATTGCCTAAAACTCTTATAGGGGATTTTTTAAGTGTTAATTCAGCTTTATATGGAAAAAATAGCGCTACTGGCTTAAGGTATACTTATTCTGATATTAAATCAATAATTTCTAAATTAACAAAATTACCAAAAAGTGCAGAAAATAACGTGATGGTAAATTTAGCTAAAGATATTAATGATATTAATTGGAGTGATAATTTATTTAGAAAAGTAGACAGAAGAGCTTTAGGACAAATGTATCAAGAACATAGAGATAATCTTGATAAATTTGAATGGTTAAAACCTATATTAAATAGAACTACTTTTGCTGTAAAGCCTAGTAGGATTGCTGAGTATGTTTTTGGTAAAAATATGTGGAGTGATATTCACTTAAAAAAATACTTAGAAAACGACGAAGCTTGGGCAGACTTATTTTTAAATAGCCCTAAAGATAGATATAACGAACTAGATGTTCCTTATAATTTAAAAGCAAATACTACTTATAAAAGAACTTTAGAATCAGATATGAAGGAAGAGGATATAGTTAAAGCTATTAGCCCTGAATGGAGAAGTTCTTGGATAGACTATATGGTTTTAAAGTCTGAAGATTTTTTAGTAAACGATATGAGCGATATTACGACGATAAATAGAATTGTAGATATTGTTAAAGAAGGTAATATTAATCCAGCTAGGATAGATGAAATTTTTAAAAGAGCAGAATATATAAAGAACCAAAGCTATCATAAGATGCAAAATAGAAAATCTCAAGTTGATAAATTGGAGTTTGACTTTATAGGACACAATGAAAGAACTATAAATGATATTTCTGATTTTAAAACTAGTACTGATAAAGTTAGTGCTGGAGCTGATAATGTTCTTATTGATATAATGATAAAAGATTTTATTAAGGATAAAGAATTAAATACTAAAGAAAAAGAACTTTTTGACACAATGCTGATGGGAAGTTTAACTAGAGGTGATTTAAAAAAAGAACAAACCTTAAAGAAAAATATAAGGAAATTAAAAAGAGGTAGAAATTGGGGTGGTAAAAAAGCTCAATATCAAGAAGCATTGTTAAAAGATTTACAAAAAGACGCTGAAAGCACATCATTAATGAAGGTGGGATTAAATAGCAAAATAGTAAGTAATGAAAATATAAAAAAATACTTTGATGAATATGAAAAACTATTTAAAAAGTCATCTACTAAACTTACAGATGAAGAAATAAAAACAATTGAAGAATCATTGCTTCCTGATAAAGGTTCAGATAAGATAGTAAATTTATTAACTGCTAATGGTAAAAGAGTTGAAGGAAGTATACTTGAGCAATCTGATTTAGATAAAGCTCAACGTAGATTTTTAGATGAATTAGACCCTTTTTTAAATTTAGGTAAAGCTGATATTAAAGACCCTGAGATAAATGAATTGTACCTTGATTTAAAAAGACATTTAGATAATATGCATAATGTAGATGCTAAAAACATTAACTGGTTATTTAGAACTGTTGCTGGTAAAAATATAAACCTAGCTAATAAAATTGATTTAGAAGCTTTTAGAAATTATTTAGATGATATGAATACCCCTAGTTTTTGGAGAAGAAGTTGGGATTATATTACTGGTAAAAACCCAACCGAAATAAAAAGAGCTTATTATATGCAGTTTCCTGCTACAGTAGATAAAGACTTAGCCACTAGCCCTGCATTTAGACAATTACAAGAAAGTATTAGCCCTTATAAAGATAGACTTGGTAATACTATTATGGGTAAAAATTTAACACCTATTACACCTATGGGTTTAATACAGCAATTTAGCGCAAAAGCTACTGAAGTATCACAACAAGTTATACAAAATGAAAAAAGTGAACTTAGGGATAAGTTGTTACCTTATCTTGACGGGATAGAAAATGGTAGAGATTTATATGACATAGCTGTTGCTATGAGAGAAAAAACAATAGCAAATAAAAGATTTAAAAATGATAAAATATTTCTTTCTGAATATATAGAAAATTGGAATGAAGTAAAGCCTCTATGGAACAAATTAAAGAATCAAACTTATAGAGTCCCTTTAAAAACTGGTGTACAAATTATGAAAGGTTCTGATGTTGTAAATAATATAAATAACATTATTACAATACAGAATCAAAAAGTACATCAATGGTTAACTGGTGACGGTAAATCTGCTAATAGATTTTTAGATATGGCTAGAGATAAACAAGGAAGGGTTACCTACGGTGGTTTAGTTATTTTAAGAAGAGCTTGGAATAAAGAAGTTGCTAAACTATTAAAAGACGGAAAACCTATTCCTATAGAAAAATATGGAATAGACGGTATAAGGTTAATTAGTAAACATATTGTTCAAAGTCATATACCTTTAAAATTAATTAAAGAAGGTGGTTGGAAAAAATTAAAAGAAATAAATAAAAAACTTGATTTTCAAATGTCAGAGTATACTGGTAAATATGATTATAGCGAATATTTCCCTCATATAGGATTAGATAAAAAGAAAGCTAAGGAAAGGTATGAGTATGCTATAAAAACTTTAAACGAAAGAGATTTGACAAAGAAAGAAAAAGACGTAGAGATTAAAAAAATATTTACTCAATATAAAAAATTGACTGGTGATTATATGTCAAAAGATATGATGGGTGAAAATTATGATAAAGTAGAAGATATTATTACAGCAGTTGCACAAAATAATAAAAAATACGCTAATAATATATTGAGTAATGAACTTGTTAAAGTGGGAAGTCAATTTAGTAGAGAAAGTCATATTGGTGGGTGGTCTAGAACTCCAGAAGCTTACGATGCGTATATGAAGAATATAATAGATACATTTTACAGACAGGCTATGCAAACTGCAAACAGGTCTACTATACACGAGTTTGGTGAAAAGTTTTTCCGAAAAACCAAGGATGCTAAATTAACTACAGCTTGGAGAAGATTTTTTAGCTTATATGCTAATCAAGCTATGGGTTATCCTAGCCATATACCTCAGCAAGTTATGGATGACCCTCTTATGAAGTTAAGTTATACTCCTTATAAGTTTATGTCTGATAGTCAAACTAAAAAAAGAGTTGATTTTATAAGAAAAAAACTAAATATAGATAGAAAACAATTAAAAGAATTTGATTTAAGTGAAGATGTTATAGATGAAATGACTGGAGTTAGCTATGCTCAATTAGAAAGTATGAGTGCTGTAGAAGCTAAATGGCAGTTAGCATCTCTACTTGCCCACCCTAAGAGTGCTGTAGCTAACTTTTATGGTGGTAGTGTGCATACTGTTATTAATACTGGTTGGAGTACTTTTAAAAACGCTAGAAGTATTGAGTATTTAAAAGCTAAAGTAAATTCTAAATGGAATAGTATGTCTGATGTAGAAGACTGGTTGCAAAAACTAGGTGTTACTGAAGACTTTTTACAATACGAAGTTGGTTTAAATCCTAATCAAAAAGATAGTAATCTAGCTAAAATGGCTAATGATGTTGGTAACAGGTTAAAAGTTGGTAAGAAAGTAGGTCCTAAAGAGTTATTAGAGATAAAGAATAAATATAATCTTAGTGCTAGTGCTTTTAAATTTGCTAGTTCTTTTATGAGAGTACCTGAAAGAGCCTTAAGGCGAGATGCTTTTATGGCTCACTACCTACAAGCTAGAGAAAGATTTGGTAATGCTATTAAAGACCACGACCATCCATTCTTAATAGAAATGGCTAAGAAAGGTGTTAAAGCTACTCAGTTTCTATATTCAGCTCCATATAGACCAGCTTGGACAACAAGTGCTATGGGTAAAATATTTTCTAGATTCCAGTTATGGAGTTGGAACTCTGTAAGATTTAGAAGAGATATACTTAAAAGAGCTAAGATATATGGCTTTGTTCCGGGTACAGAAGCACACGATAACGCTATAAGAATGATGCAAGCAGACGCTTTTATGTTAGGTATGGCTAGTGTTTATACATATTCCTTGTTTGAATCGGCATTACCTGCACCATATAACTGGTTACAAGATACAGCAGATTACTTTTTTGGTGATGAAAAAACTAAAGATAGAGCATTTTTTGGTAGTCCTCTTGGACCATTTCAATTAATAACTCCACCATTTTTAAGAGCTATGCCACAATTATTTAAATGGATGGTTAATAAAGACCAAGAGATTATGACTGAATATGTAGCTTGGAGTTTATTCCCTTTCGGTAGAATAGGTAGAGATATATTAGGTAAAGGTGGTATTATAGAGAATCCATATTATGCTGTAAATAAAATGACTGGATTACCATTAATTGATGTAGCTGGAGATTTAAAACCTATATTTCCTTATTTAGGCAATAAGAAGGAGCAAGAAGATGCTTAAAAAAGAAATTCTTTTTAATTATGTAAAAAATAATCCCGCTAAAGCAAGTAAGGAAATAATTAAAGCATTTTCTAGTAAAAGTCCAGAGGGAAAATCGTTTAAACTTGCTGGAATGGCTATGGATATGGCTAGCTTAGCTTATATAGGTAAAGAAATGTCTGATACATTAACACCATATCTATTTAATATGTCGGATGATGATGACGAAATGCCTTCAAAACCTTGAATACTATAAACTATCAATTATTTTTTTTATAATATTGTCGTAATACTTGCATTCAGTGTCGGCAGTACATGGTTTGTTTTCTTTCTTGCTATCTAGAAAAACTCTAAGTTCTCCTTCTTTAGAACTTAACATTACTCCCATACAATTACCGCTATCCCAATTAGAACAGTGCTTTTGTGCGTTTCTTAATTTTACTGTTTTCATATGTAAAGTTTAATAGACGACTATACAATAAGTCAAGCGTTTATATAGCCGTCTACTAGTTTTATCTTACTATCTTTTTCTCGTCTTTAGCGTCCCATTTAGATTCTATTTTTACTTTAGACATTAAGTCATGTATTTCAATAGCTAATCCGTGTTGATTTTGGAACTCCATTGTTTTTTCTAGTTTGTCTAATCCCGAAACAATCAAGGTTACTTCTCTTGGTGTAATTTTCAAAATCTACCTCCTTTGGCAAGTTTTCTCATTACATATTTGTTTAACTCTTCTGGTAATTCACTAACTAATTGAACTAATAATTCAAAATCCTGTTCATCTAATGGACCTTTTCTTGTGTTACAAGTCCTACATATTAGTTGTAAATTTTTAACTGTTGACTCACCACCTTTTGTTAAAGGTATTATATGGTCACAAGCTATAGTTCTTATGTTAAGTTTTTTATCACAATACTTGCATTCTTTGCCATATACATCTATGAACATTTTTTTTATTTCATCAAGTGAAATATCAAACTTAACATTATTATCTTTAGACCTTACTTTTAAAGAAGATTTTAATGCTGACATTTTCCTTGTCAATTTAGTGTATGCTTTTTTCCAGAATGTTTTATGCACTGGATACAATACTTTTTTAAATTCTTCTTTACTAATCATTATGTATTTAAGTTAAAATTATTCAATCTTAAATAATCATATCTTCTAGATGCCATTCCATCTTTTTTAATTCTACCTGTTTTTAGTAAAAATTTATAAGCATCTGTTATATATGTTCTTCTTGCATGTTTACTTGGTATTTTAGGTCTCATTTATTCATTCCTTTTCTTATTTTATTTAAATTGTCGTTTACTTTCAACACGTCTTGATATTTATCATTATATTGTTTATCCATAAGCTTTAATATAGCACTTGCTGTATACACCATACCATCTAATATTTCTTCTAAAGCTTCTATTTCCCATTCTCTTCCATCATTAACATCAAGTTCACCACCATAAGTTTCCGCACCTTTATCAAGGCGTTCTTTTATTAATTCTATAATAATATTATTCGTACTCATACATTTCCTTGTTTATTCGGGAATTAAAAGACTTTGTAGCGCCAACCACTTCAGATTTCATTATATGTTTCATATACATCCTTATCTTCTAATTCCCGAAAGTTATATTGTTTAATTAATTAAGCTATACTCTGCGTATTTATTACCTGTATGAGATTCTATCAACTTTGTAATAATGTTATGATTATCATCTCTTAATACATATATAATAGCCGATAATCTAAAGCAATTAAATTTATGCAAAGCTTGCATTGGGTTAATACTATTACCTTCTTTTAAATATTCTAAAATCAGGTCTTTTTGACTTCTTTTACTGCGTGGCATAGGTTTATTTCTCCTAATGTTAGTTGTTGTGAAAATCCTAGTTTCCATATGAATGCATCTAAACAAATATGTGTTGATTCTTCATATGTTACTGTAAAGATACTAATTTCAAACAAGTTAAAAAGACATATTCCAATTCCGTTTTTACGTAATCCTATTTTTATCATGACCTTCTAACTCGTTTTACTTTAGTTAGAGCTAAACCGGGTATTTGTTTACCTGATTTCAACTCTTCTTTAGCTTTTACTTTGTTAATCATTTCTGTTTGTTTTACAACTTTATATTCATCTGGTATCATACTTTCATTATGAACTACAACAGGTCCCCAAGTTTCAAATAACTTATATCTTGCTGTATCTGTTTCATATACTCCGTTTTCGTCACCAAGTTGGTCAACAATCATAGGTATCAACTCATTATTAAAGTATTTTTTCATACTTTCAACTGCTTTTCTTCGGAACTTAAGTCTGTTCATTTCATCTTTGATAGCCTCTATTTCAGCATCAATAAGATGTTCTTTTCTATTAAGTTCAACCATAAAGCGGTCAATACCTTCTGTTTTCTTTTTTATTTTACCTTTGACAATCAATAGTTTATTATCTATATCTTCTGATGTATTTAAACCTGTTTCTTTATCTATCTCTACATCTATAAACTCGTTGATAAGGTCTCTTGTTGTTTCTTTAGGCATCCAGTTCTCCATTAGTTTCATATATTTTAGCTTGATATTCTAAAATATACTCTATTTGCTTTTTAAGACTTCTCTTTTCTTTTTGAGCAATTTTAACTAACATTAACTTAGTTTCAGGAGATACTTCTGCTTTAACCAGTTCTGTTTTTATTTTCATTTTAACCTACCTTTGGTAATCTAAATGACGGAGTCCAGTTTAAATTTACATTAAACAAATCACCATCACTGTTTTTAAATAAAGATACTTCTTTAGCTGTATTATCCTGTCTACCATTAATACCTATAACTTTTCTTGATGCATTCTCTATAGCACCTGAACCTTTACCAGCATATATGTCTAATATTTCATTTCTACTATAATCTCTTGATACTTGTGAGATTTGTATAATAATTATATCCATATTTACAGCAAGGTTTGATAGGTAATGAGATATATATCTTACTTGTTCATATTCTCCACGTAAATGTGGTGGACATTCTAGTAAATCTATATAGTCTATTACAACTACTGAAGGTTGCATTTCTTTAATCTTCTTAGCTATTGCTTCTGGTTGTGTTGCTATTGTTTGTATTGTAAGATGTTGTAATTGAGATGCGTAATCTACACCTATTTGATGAACATCTTCATTAACAGCGTCTTTATTTAAGCCTGATACTATTTGAAGATTCCTTCTATGCATATAATGACCTGACAATTCTAAACTTAAAAACAATGTAGGTAACTGCCATTCTGGAGTTATAACATCATCTTTAAAATCATATCCTAAAACTATATTTTGTGCCAATGTTGTTTTATTACTACCTGTTGGACCGAATATAGTTACTAATTCACCCGGATATATTGTACAGTCTTTATCTTTTAAGCCGAAACTTTTAGCTAAATCTATACTTTTACCAGTGTAATCAGTAGATAATCTCTCTTCTAATTGTTCTTGTAATTGTTCTCGTGTATGTACATCAACAAGATAGTCTTTATGTTTATAATACACACACTTTGGGTCACAATATTCTGACATTATAGAGTCTTTACAACCATATTGGTATCCGTGATTGTATGTAGCCTCTACTTTATCTATTACTATTTGTGGGTTTAACTGATTATTATTCCAATGTAACAAACTTGCTTTAGTAGCGTCACTTGGAATGCCGTGTCTTCTAAAATGACTAGCCATTCTTAATAATGTGTTATTTCTATTACCTTGAGTAGGACCTTTTTTATACATTGTTTGAACACAAGGTACTACATTCCTTGGTTCTTGTACTGCTTGCATAGCCCTTACTTCAGGAACTTCTTTTTTCACATATTGTTCTAAGCTACCATCTCCTGTAAGTGTTGATATTGCTGAATTTAACTCTCTAGTTTGAGCTTTACTTAATATCTGTTCAGGTTTTAGAGTGTTTAATTCCATAGAAGTCAATGGTATTTTATACAAACTACTTTTTGTATTAAATGAATGCGGTGAACGTATTATTGCTGACTTTGTATATACACTTAAATCTATTTTATAATCAATTAAGTCTTTCATAGTTTGTTTAAGTATATAAGGTAAGTCTTGGCTAGGTTCAATGTTAAAGCATTTACCTGATATATTTATATGATAACCTGTACCACTAAAATATACTTGGTAGTTCTCTTCCTTTAAACCAAGTTCCTGTAATTCAAATAAAACAAATTGAGCTTGTTGTTGTGTGTATTCATCTGTTTGTTGGCCTCTATCAATATCAATAGGTATTTCATCTATATATCTTTTACCAACAAAGTTTTTAATACTACCACTTTTATTAATGAACTTTATAGCCTCTTCGTCGTATAGAAAAACACTTCTATACATAGCTATTCCCGGAGATTGTTCATATAATATATCCCAATAGTCTTCTACAGAAACGAGAGTCCCCCTTGATGAGGGACTCCCGATTGCTATTTCAACATACATTAAAATGGTGCTGAATCTGAATTAGATGTGACAGTCGGTACTACATTACCTGTCTCTGTCACTTCCTTGATAAGATTCTTAGACTTTAAGAAGTTTACATAACCTTCAAAGTCTTTTTCATCAGTACCTAGTTTAGGATATACTTTAGTATATGTTTTATCGCCTATCTTAGCTTTTTCTTTATATGCATAAGCATAAAAAGTTTTATTAGCTAATTGAGATAAATGATTATCGTGTAGATGCTTTTCAAAGTTAGCTATTTCTACACCATTCTCATCTACTAATTTACCAGTTTTATCTGGACCACCCTTAAACCCTATAGCGTCAAAGAATCCATAAGCTCTTCTTAATAAAGTACAGCTTTTAATATCTCCATTAGGTTCTTTATCGTATGAGCCTAATATTGACATTGTGTAAGGATACTGTGAATTTGGTGATGTTAGTGTTACGTCGATAAACATATCAGCCCAATCAAACTCATCAGTTCTATCATTGAAGTTTGCTATTGTTACTGGTATAATACCTAAGTAATTACCACTACCTGTAGATGAATCTATATCATCTGGTCTAAAACGTTCGGACATTAGTCCTCCTTTTTGTATGTTAGTATTTCGTTTCTTACACTCTCGTAATTAAACGGGAGTCTTTTTTGTGCAAGTGGCTTAAGCCTGCTACCTACTACTCTCTCATCGTAAGCTTCAAAAGATATGTAATACTTACCACCATCTTTATCTGCTGTACAATAGCCTATAACATCAGCTTTAGCGGCTAGACTATAACCTAGTCCTCTCGGTAATTCAGGACCTAGTTGAGCTTTACCATCTGTAACTGTTGTAGTTTTACTATGACTAATTAAGATAAGGTTTGCACCCATCTTTTTAGTTAAGGTTTGGAATCTCTTGATAACATCTAGATTTTTACGTCTAGCTTTTCCCCAATCAGAACCCCAAGAACCTTCGCCCATAGCAGTTATTCCTAGTTCTTGTAGAACTATTGTTTCTACCCATTCATTAACTTGTCCTATAGTATCTATAACTATAGTATCGTAAGGTAGATTATCCCATTCTTTTGCAAGCCATTGATAAACTTCTATCATGCTATACACAGGCATAGGTTTACCTGTATCTTTACCTGTTCTAAACCTAAAACCTCTTTCTTCTGGAGGCACTACTTCAAACTGAGGCTTACCGCCTTTGACGACTTGTTTACCGTCACTCTTTAGTTCTCTCATAGGTGGGTTTAGTTCGGTTACTGTAACTACATTAGCTTTATCTGTAAAATCAGAGCCAAGGTCAGTGTCAATAATTAACACTCCCTCAGCTCCTTTTTCACTCCAAGAGCTAGTTGCAGTTGTTTTACCTGTTTTCGGTTGACCAATGAAGAAGTACGTCAGTCCCGAGGGCATTATCCCCCAGTCCGTCTGTACTTTGCGTACTTTTATCATCTATTTCCTTTTGTTTTATTGTTGGTACTATTAATGTCCCATAATGGATATTTATTGGACTCAAGCTGGACCAAATATAATCATAATAAGACAAATTTGCAACTAAAGAATGTACTTGACTGGCTACAAGACTTGCTACATTTGTTGTGGCAAATACTGTATGTTTCATTGAACAAGGTGCTTTAGGAACTGAATCTGTAGGAACCCAATGCTCTTGATAATTTTGTTTTATAACACCTTTACAAGTAACTATTTCTACATTAGTAGCACCCATACGAGCATCTATAAACCAAGAGTCTTTATTTTTTCTACCTTCATCTTCCCACCACATTCTATAAGCCATTCTTCTAGATTCCATATCATCTGTACATACAATCATTTTACTAGTTACTTTTGAGGAATAATCAAATTTCTTATTAAATGCTAAAAATTCTTGATTATCTGTAACTCTATTAAAAAGATTTTGAGCACATTCTGTTTTAGGTTTACCTACATCATCAAAGGAATATGCAGTGCTTGATAAGTTATGTGATTCCATTCTATCATTATCAAAGCCTCGTATAGATTTGAATCCCATAATTCCTAAAGTTTGAACTAAAAATGAACCTATACCTCCTAAACCTACTATTGTAACTTTGTCTAGTTTATCTATGCTAATAAGGTCTTTATTTCTTAAGAATCTTGTATCATTCATTATGATGTATCTCCTTTTTTAAAAGTTTTATTTGGTTTTGTATTTCTCTCATTGCTTCATATCTACCCAATAAATATGCAACATGTTCTCCTGAATCTATCTTAGTATCAGTAAGATATTTAATGTTGTAAGTATCTTCTAACTCATAATCAACATCCCATATTATATTATTTACTAGAGTAGTTACTCTTTCAAGAGCTTCTTGAGCTCTAAATTTACTCAACTTCACTTATAACCTCTTTTTATAAAGCCCCTAGACACCAAAGAGGAGATGACTTGAGAAGTGCCTAGGGGACTTTGTTATATTCCTATTTTATTAATACTATTCTCCTTATAGTATTCTCTAATTACTGTTGTTGCGTCTAGATTTTTATCTATAGCTTCTAAATCTAGTTTAAACCGTCTAAAGTCAGAACTAATAATGTAAGCATCTATAGCGTTAAGAATTAAATCTTCGTTATCTATATCTTCAACAATATTAGCACTTAAAGCTTTAGTAGCTGGAGAAGCATTAAACATACTTCTTTGATTTACGTTATATCCATCGTAGTATCTATAACCGTAATTAGCCCAACTATTTTTAGTTTCTTTCTTTGCCTTTGCTTTTATAGTATTAGCTTCTTCTTTCCATTGCTTATCTACAACAATCTTTCTCATAGGTTTAACTACTTTACCTTCTATGAAATGACCAATACCTAATCTATCTCTGTAACTAAAGCCAAAAACACATTTCTTTTTCTCACTTGCTACTACTGTACTGAAATACAAACCAGTATTTGTAGCATTTTCTAGAGCTGTATCTTTGTCAGTTCCACTGAAGAAAGCACCTAATGTATGATGACTATGTATTAAACCTAAAGCACAGTCTTTCAACTCTGGCTTTTGTTTGTATAATTTGTATAGCATCTTTCCTAGTTCTTCTCCGTCTAACTCTGTACTTGTAGAATCGCCTAAGTCAATAGGTACAAAATACAATAGAGTTACTTTTAATGGAAAATCATCTTGTTTCTTATCTACTTTGTAGAATGCTGGACCTGACCATTCTGTATTAGGAAATGTTCGCAGTAAATAAATTATTTTGTCTTTCATTTCCAAGTCTATCGAGAGATGAGACTCTAGATTCTTCTCTTCGATGTTTTTCTCTTTTTTCTTGTGCTTTTCTTGATATTTCATCCTGTTCTCCTTTGAATTTAGATAATGTGTTATTAATATATTCACTAAATGATAATGCCATATCGTTCTTTACTGCAAGTACTTGATTCTTTGTTAATTTAGCATTAGCAATCCAATCGAATATTTTAACTGCTGGTTTTTTACTATAAAGAATTTGATAACCACTAGCAACTCTATTATGCTTTATTTTTAAATTATCAATTTCTTTGGCTTCTATTAACTCAGATATATTAACTTTATAACCAAGTAAGTTAAGTATATGAATACTTATCAGACACCATCCTAATCCATATTGCAGAATACTTCTATTCTTTATTGACATTATATCTACAAAAGAACTATTAATTGTATTTTGCAGTATTTTAGTTTCATCAATTTTAAATAACTCTTGAATGTATTCTTGACGAATTATACCTATATTACCCACATAATAAGTTATATTTACCATTCTATCGTTTTCGAAATTTTCAATATCTCTAACAAGAGTATCTATATTACAATTTGCATTTCTATAGATGTTTAATAAAACCCATCCAAATTTATAATTATCTGTCAATTCTGTAGAAACATTAATTGAAACATTTTTTTTAGATAATGATAAATTTATATCATTTAGTAATTCAGGATTAGTAATAGAACTTCCATCATTTTGTAAGTTTCTCTTATCAATGGTACGAAACCCTAAATGACGAGAATGTAGTGTACCGTCTCCCCAAGAACCTCCATTTTTAGGTAAATTCAACCAATCTAGTATAAATAATTTATTTATTCTATGTCGAAGCGTTTGATTTGAAAATATACCATTATAAATTGATGAAGAACTTTGTTCAGCAGTAATATTAGCAAAATTCAAGCGAGGTAATAATAATTCCTCAAATTTCTTGTTGATACTTTCGAAATCTGATTTATTATAATTTTCGTGCAACCAAGTATATAATACAAGCAATGATTCAGCAAATTGATAATATGGTTGGTGTTTACCTTCTTTTAATCTTGCTATATATATATTTGTATGGCTTTCTCTTCCTATGAAATCAATATTTGAAAACATTACATTTTGTGGTAGTACTTTTGACTTTTTAGCTTGAAGAGTTCTATTCCACATTAACCAACTAGCATAATCTTTAATACCTTCTTTGAATTTCTTCTTTACACTTTGAAGAGCAGGATTTTCTCCAAAAGCCTCATCATACATTAAATTCACTTGTGTATAATGGCGACGCCAAGATGTCCAAAGACTATTAATATCCCAATATGCATCATTACGAGTCCAAGTGTTTAAGAAAACACCAGCATACCTTGCTATATCTTTTACAGTGCTATTCTGCACTGTATAAAACATTAGAGTTTCGTGCTGACCTAAACAAGGAATGCCATCTCCACTAATATGTGGATGTAATGTGCAATTTTCACTCGATTCATTAACAAACTTAGTACTGAGCAAAGCTCCTCTTTTACTAAATTTTATTTCAAGATTAATTTTAGGCATAATGTACTTTCTAGCACCTTGTAATCTTGGTCTTTTTGGTAAATTAATATACATTATGTAATTATCTTGAGCTTTTACTTTAGTAATTAATCCTAAAGATTCTTCATCAACTTGATTAACTGTCTCATTAGGATTGTCAGTCTGGTATTCTTCTCGAGCTCTTAATTGAGCTTTGTAAAACATTGATAATACTTTAGATATTACTTTTTTACTTTTTAAAAACATATAATTCTCCTTTATTAAAGTGAGAGCACCGGTCTTTACTTGTAGCTTATAGGAATAGACTCTTTCAATAAAAGCCCAGCACTCTCACCGTTTAATCAAGTAGCTTAGCTACCTGAAGTTACTTTACTCTGGCTAAAATGTACGAAATCACCATCGCTAAGAGGTGTGTTCATTTCAGCTTTATTACCATTTACCATAATAACAACATTGCTTACACTCAAGTTACGCATTTCAGCAATAGTCGCAGGTGTTAAACCCGGTCCTTCTACTGATTGCACTGAACTATTAGCTTGTACTGTTACTTTGATTGTATTAGGTGTTCTTCCCATACTATTCTCCTTGTTTTAAGGTTGTTGTTTTAAAAATTCTTTCTAATCTTGACAGTCTACGATATACATTAGACAGTAAAGCTCTTCTTATTCTTTTCTTTATGGATTCATACATTATGTCTCTCATTTTCACCTGTTTTACTCATTAATACATCATTATATTCATCAGGCATATAAATATAAGTGCAATCTTCACAATAAGAACCTATTGATGAAGTAGATACTGGTTCATCTATAAATTCTTCTATTAACATTTCTTGACCACAACAGGGGCAATCTACCCCTGCTGGGTCTCCGCCAATCGGCATAACTGGAATACTCATTTCTCTATATCATTTAGTAGTTTGTTCAACTTTTCTTGTAAGTCAAAACAATTACTTCTCCAAAATTCTATCTCATCTTGGTATGTATTGATATAAGTAACGCTAACAAGTATCATCGCAATATAACCAATGGTAACTAATCCTATTAAACTATACATATCATACTCCTACGTGATTACTAACCATATCATCACAATATTCGTACAATTCTTTACGAGCAAGATTAACTTGGTCTCTTTTGATATTTAACTGTCTAACTTCAGAGTGAGGTGGCTTTGTTCTGTAATATCTCATAATGCCTTTCTCTAACTCTAACTTTTCTTTCTCTAGAGCTTTAATTTTACGCTCTAATTTTCTCATAAAACTCATAACCTATCTCCTTTTGTTGTTATAATAACACTGAATAATAGCGTTATTACAAATAAACCGCATCCAAGAAAGAATACTCCTAATCCTAATGCTAGGAAATTGAATATCCATTCGTGTAATTGAACTATCATCATAGTTACTCCTATTTACTGTTAATAAAAATCTTTAAGTATATTGCATCCTTTAATACGAGGATGATAATTAGGAAGTTACTAGTAGGTACTGTCGCTATACTCGCTGATTCGACAGATTACTGCGAGACCTCTAGATACTTAATGCTTCCTAATTTATTGAATAATTAATATGTAGGTGTGATAAAATATATATAGCCCCACACGTATGTGCAGGGCGTATATCTTTTGTCAAGTCGTTAGAACTCGATAGCAACTCTATCGGAAACAGGAATTAACTGAACGGAGTTCGTGCTTGTTCTTTTCTTTTTCCCTTTTTTAGAGCTGTAGGGAGTTCCTACCGGCTTAGCGGAAAGTCTGTAGGTGACACCGTCACTCATAGTAACTTCTTCGCCATTGAATGGAACAAATTGTGAAACCATTTCGTTGGATTTAGCTTTAGCCAAAGAAAACTTCTTTGTATCGGAGCCAGCGATGTTATAAATCTCGAAGGAGGTACCTACTGACTTTATTAGTTCGATTAGTTTTTTATTCATAATGTCCTCTATTATTAATGATTAATTGATTGTACTAATATACTCAAAGAGTACAGGGGACGCATCTACCCAAAGGTTTTGCATTAGCAGGATAGTCGAGGGTCTAAGAGCAGGGAAGAATCTCGAGTGAAGCTCGATGTTCAACCTGCCGGGACCCCACTAGCCGTAAAACCGACGGGTACGGTGTAATGTATACCACGTACTCCCATTCTACAGCAATTTTTCAAACCTTTTTTTGGATTGACCCCCCACCCCTTTTTATATAGAGCCTTGATGCTTCGGGAATTTTATTTTTTAGTATAAATTTTGATATTGTTATACTTAAGGAATAATTATTATTATAATTTAATACTTGCATTAGTACTATATAGTATTATATATTATTAGTATATTTTAGGTCTATTAGCTTATAGATAATATCCCGTTAAAACAAGGTTTACGTATGTTAGGTAAGTACTTAAAGAAGGATGGAACATTAGATTATCAGAAGATATACAATGATATGTATAGGATTACTGGATTTAACGCTAAAAGGAGTAGAGAAGACTTGTATGAAATGGTTATCAGAGAGTATGAGGAGTATAAAAAGATTACTAGAGCTGATTAAAGAGTACGCTTGGTTGAAATTAGGTATTTTTATGTTAAAAATGCACCATTATGTTCACAATAAAGATAAATCATAATGATAAGGGACTGACTGAGTACAGTATATACTCTAAAGAAGAGGCATTAGAAGAAAAACTAGATTTTAAGCATTGGCAGAAAGCCCTTGAGGGTGAATATGCTTTGACAGATGATGGATATGTAGCCAAAGTCATCAAACGTAAAGAATATGAGGATAAAGAGACGAAAAGAATTTCCTTGTATTATAGGATGCCCTTTGGTTATATTATGTGGAATCCCAAATATCCCGATAAACAGTTCAATTGCGGTGGTAGGGAGGCTAATAATACTATGTCAGGGAAGAAATGGCTAGAGGTTATTAGTAAAAGTGATAAGTATAGGGCTTTAGCTACTTGGGCAGCTATCTCTGAGGATAGAGATGTAGCAATAGACCAAGTATTTGGACCTGTAAGCGTTAGTAAGAGACGTAAATTACGTAGACACATGAGGACGGAGACGTTTAGGACTATGAAGAGAGAAGAATCGCAGAAACTTTTAGCAGATAACTTTATGGATGCTACTTATTTCGTTGAATTAATGAAACAAGGCATAAATATAGCAGTAGAAAAGAAAGATGTTAATGGTATTAGGGGCTTTGTTAGTGACGGGATGGAAATACATGGAATGAAGGATAAAGAAGTCGTAAAAACTACTGAAAAACTAGAAGCTGTACAGACTAGAAAGTTAATTGATAATATAAACCAAGAAGAAGAAAGGCTCATAGCTACAAGAACTACTGAAGAGCCTACTGATGACTAAAGATTTTGAAGCCCAGTGGGCTCAAGAAAATGCATTAAAGAAATTAAAAAATAATATAGGTTTATTCGGTAAGACTATGTTTCCTACGGCACTCAATAAAGATGTGCCACCCTTCCACAATGAAATATATAAATCTTTGTCTGAAGCTGATAAGAAGAGGGTCCTTATAGCCGCTCCTCGTGGAACAGCAAAAAGTACTGTAACTTCTCTCATCCTCCCTCTGCATCAGGTTGCTTTTAAGCCTTCAGGCAAAGACTTGTTTATAGTTATTATCTCAGAGTCACAGTCACAGAGTATAAACTTTTTATCTCGTATCAAGTATCATCTAACTAATAGTAATAATTTCAAGGAGATGTTTGGAAACTATGGACCAGAAACTGCAAAGAGATGGACAAATAATGACATCGTACTCGCCAATGGAAGTCGTATCATTGCTGTTGGTACTGGTCAACGTGTTCGTGGGTTTATTGAGGGTGATACTCGCCCTAATCTCATTATCGTAGATGACTATGAATCTGAATTAAATGCTTTTACAGCAGAATCTAGAGCAAAGAATCGTAAGTGGATTACAGAGGCTGTCATACCCTCCCTTTCTGATGACGGGAGAGTTATTATGATTGGTACTGTAATTAGTGAGGATTGTTTTTTATATTGGGCAAAAGAATCTCCAGCGTGGCACGTTCTGTGGTTTAGCATATATGGAGAGGATGGTAAGAGTATTTGGGAAGAACGATTCCCTGAAGAACGGATACAGCAAATAAAAACAGAGTTTGAGAGTGTAGGTAATTTAAATGGTTTTTATCAAGAATATATGAATGAAGCCCAAAGCCCTGATAATGCTCCTTTTAAACCTGAATATATAAAACTACATCATTATAACTTTAGAAGAACTGAAGAAGGAATTAACACACTCTATAGAACTATAGATGGAGAAGATAAGGTTGTACCAGTAGATATATATTGCGGTATTGACCCAGCATCCTCTCTTACAGCAAGGAGTGATTTCTTTGTAATTGCAGTTATTGCTGTAGATAGCGACAATAATAAATATATAGTAGACATTATTAGAGATAAAATAGACCCTGCTTACCAGCCTGAAACTATTATAGATACATATAAAAAATATAAACCTAAAAGAGTTAGGATAGAGACTACAGGTTATCAGGAAGCATTACGTAGTAATGTTAGAAAAATGATGTTAGAACAAAGACTATATATACCCGGACTAGAAAAAGGTATCAAGCCTAGAAATAGAAAGAGTGAGAGGTTGATGAGCCTTGTACCTATGCTTGCTAGGGGGGAATTTCACTTTAGAAAAAAGGATATTATACCACAACAAGAATTTTTATCTTACCCAAGAGGTAAGCATGATGATGTACTAGATGCAATCTATTATGCAGTAGATACTATGAAGCCAGCTCGTAATAAATCTATTGATGGAGTTAATATAAAAAAAAATAATAAATTACTTGACTGGATGACCTTATAGGAGGTAAATTGGTACGATGGCTTATGTAGAGAAAGAAACAGAAATTCCTGATAATATAGTACAATCGACTCAGGACTTATGGAGAACATATAGTAATAAGCGAGAGACGTGGGCAAACCAAGCTCAAGAAGACGCAGAGTTTAGACTTGGTAAGCAATGGACAGCAGAACAACAAAAAATTCTACTTGAGAGGGGTCAAGCTCCACTCGTAGTTAACCGTATTCATCCAGCCGTTGAAGCGGCAAAAGCACTTCTAACTAGTACCCGACCCTCTTTTAGAGTTTCACCTAGAGAAGATAGCGACAATAAAACCGCACAAGCTTTCAATGGACTTTTAGAATATATGTGGTACATCTCAGAAGGTACCCAAGCGCTACGTAATGTCATCGATGACTATTATACAATGGGAATGGGTGCTATGTGTGTATACATTGACCCCTTAAAAGACTATGGTCGTGGTGAGGTATGTATCCACGATGTTGACCCATTAGACATTTATATAGACCCTAATAGTAGGGATAGGTTGGGTGACGATGCTGAAAATATTATTATTTCTAGATTATTTACAAAAGAGCAAGCTATTAATATGTACCCTATGTATAAAGATGCTATTAAGAATGCAACTAGTGATATGCATACTGATAGACCGACTACCTCTAGGGCTGACAATAAAGGCATTATCTTCCCAGAAGACACTGAAACGAAAACAGAAACTACATATGGCAGTGATTCTGAGTATGTTAGAGGATATGAAAGATACTACAAAGTTTGGGTAAAGCGTTATCATATTAAGAATAACCTTGATGGAACGGAAGAGGTCTTATTAGAAGATGATGTAGAAGCATGGTTAAGTCAACCAGCTATTAGAGTTAATGGTCAAGTATTTACTGACCCTGAAAAAGCTAATGGTATTATAGCTCAGTTAACTCAACAGCACGACCAGTTAGTTGTTCAGGCTGAGGCTCAGGGTGTTGATGCACCTCCTCTACCTGAAATAGAACAATTAACTTATCAAAATTTAGTAGATGAAGGATTGATAGAGATAGTATCTGTCCCAGTGCAACGCATTAAAATGTGCGTTGTAATTGGAGATACTTATCTATATTCAAGGATTCTACCCGTAGAACATTATCCTATTGTGTTATTTCAAAATATACATAATAGGACTCCTTATCCAATTAGCGATGTCAGAATGGTTAAGGATATGCAAGAGTATATAAATAAAACAAGGTCTTTGATAGTAGCTCACGCTACCACTAGTACTAATACAAAGATTTTAATTCCGAGTGGCTCTGTTGATATGCAGGATTTTGAACAGCGTTGGGCTCAACCGGGAGTTGCAATAGAGGTTGATATGGACCAAGGCGTACCACAGCCTATCCAACCAACACCACTTCCTAGTACATTATATCAAAATGAGCAAGTTGCTAAAACTGATATAGACCATCAATTAGGTTTATACGAGTTAATGCAGGGTAATGCACAAGCCGCACCTCAAACCTATAAAGCTACTATTAGTCTTGACGAATTTGGGCAAAGAAAAATAAAGTCTAAATTACAGGATATAGAGACTAGTTTAGCTAGAGTTGCAAAAGTAGCAATACCTTTAATGCAACAGTTATTTCACTCGGAAAAAATAGTTAGAATTGTACAGCCTAATAACAGTATTAACGAATATGTTATTAATAAAAAGTTGTATGATGATAAGAGTGGAGAAATAAGCGTTTTGAACGATATATCAAGAGGCGCTTTTGATGTAGTTGTAGTAACAGGCTCTACTCTACCTACAAATAGATATGCTCAACTTGAGATGTATATGGATGCTTATAAGAACGGAGTTATTGATAATGTTGAAGTTCTTAAGAAGACTGAAGTATTTGATATGCAAGGCGTAATGGAACGTAAAGACCTTACAACTCAATTACAAGCTCAATTACAAAATGCTCAAGAACAAATTAAAAAATTAGAAGGCGATATGCAAACCCGTGAAAGAGAAGTTTACCACGCAAAGCAAAGAGCTGAAATAGAAAAATTCAAGGCAGACCTCGATAAAACTTCAACCCAGACAAAGATGTCAGGCAAGTTGTTCGAGAAGAGGCTTGATGACGTAATGGGAAATGTAAAATCTGATATTAGAGAAGCTAATAAACAGAATCAACAACAAGTCTCACCCCTTATTCCCGAAGGACAGACTAAATAAAAGGAACTCAAATGACTGAAAACGAAATGGTTACTCCGGAAGAGAATGTAGCTCCAGCAGGAAGCCCTGTTGAGAATTTACTTTCTAATCTAGACACCAATACGCAAGAGACATTAGAAGAGTTATCGCCAGAGAGTATTCTTGATGAAAGCTCTCCATTCGATGGATTTAATAGAGTAAATAAAGCTGAAGAGTCTGCTGAAGCAGAACCTCAACAAGCTGAAGCTCCAAAGTCCAACGAGGAAGTACGTTATCAGTACTGGCAATCAGAGGCTGATAAAGCTAAGAACGAAGTTAATGAGTTAAAGACTAGGTTAGAATCGATTGAACAAACTCAACAACAAGTACAAGCACAGCCTCAACAAGTAGAGGAATCCGAAGAACACTTTCCTTCCCCTCCAGATAAACCTGCTCCTCCAAGAGGTTTTTCTAGAGAAGAGGCTTATAGTGACCCTAGTTCTGAATCTGCTCGTTATCTAGAAGATGTAGATGAATGGCGCGACGACATGGACGAATATAATAGACTCTATACAGAGTATAATATGGCAGTCCTTGCTGAAGAAAAAGAAGCGTTAGAAGAGCAAAGAAGAGCTATAGCAGAAAGAGATGCACAGGCGCAAGAATACCAGAAGAATATGGCGAATATTGCTAACCATTTAACTCAGAACTACAATGCTACTCAAGAAGAGGTAGCGCAGTTCGTAGAAGTTATGGACAAGCCGGAAAGCCTAACTGTGGATAACTTGTTCCAGTTATTTCGTATGCAAACGGGTGGTGGTGTATCCCCTCAAGTTAGTCAACCTATTGTGAATGCAGAAGCTACAACAAGTAAAGCGGAAAGCTTTAATCAGCTAAAGCGTGCACAGCAAGTTCCTAGCCCAATGGGTGTACTACCTAGTAGTAATGCTAACACTCAAAGCACTCCTGAAGAAAGTATAATGGATTCAATGGTAAATTCATATAACAAAAGAAATCCTTGGTAGGATTTCTAAATTAGGAGAGAGTAATGTCAATTAACTCTAATAGTACAGGTGGTGCTTTACCAGCAGGTCAGGTAAGCATTAATGACTCTCGCCGGATTTATAATTTTGGCGAAAGAGTAGCGGAATTAGCTCCGCAAACATCACCATTTTTTGTTTACCTATCTAAGATTGCGAAAGAAGCTACTGACGACCCAGTGTTTAAGTTCCTTGAACAGCGTCATCAGTTTCAGCGTCGTAATTTTATATTAAAAGGTGACCAATCAGCGGTGGATGGTAATATCACTAACGCACAACTTGTTTGTGGTTATGATAAATATGGTTCAGAGATTACAGCAGCAGGCAAAACAGCAGCTCCTCAATTCCTTATTAACGGACAAGTTGTAAGGATTCAAGGAAAAGCTTTTAAAGTCTCTGGTGTAAATATTGGTTCAGGTGTCGCTAGTACATTTACTACAGGTGATAGTGCTGGTTCTTCTGCTTCATATACTGAAGTTGATTTAACAGCTCTTGAAACAATAACTGCTGGTGACTTAAAAGATGATTCAGATGCAGATAATCTTAACTTAGGACAAGTTATTGGTAGTGCATGGGCTGAAGGTTCAACAGACCCAGATGGTTGGAAAGATGAATTAAGTACTCGTGAAGGGTATTGTCAGATTTTCAAAACTGGTATTGAGCTTTTCTCAGGTTCTGCTTTAGCTACACGCTACAGAGGAAGACCTGATGAGTATAAAAGAGTCTGGGCTGATAAGCTAATGGAGCACAAAATGGACATTGAGCACGCTATGTTGTTTGGTGTTGGTGCTTCTGACGAGGCTGGTGCCAGCCCTACAGGACCTGTAAGATATACTCATGGTATTGTTCCTTACACTGAAGCTAATGGTAATGTCTATAACTTCACATATGCAAGTAGTGATTATGATGCATTTATAGACGCAATGCAAGACTTTTTTGCTCCTGAAACTGGAAACAGTGGAGATAAATTGGTTTTAGCATCACGTAAAATCATGGCTTGGTTAAGTAAGCTTGGTGACGATGGATTCTTGAGAAACACTGTTACTTCTAACTCTTATAAGTTAGATGTGCAGAATATTCAAGGTGCATTCGGACATCAGGTAACAAAGGTTAATACATTGTTTGGTAATCTTCACTTTGTACCAGAGCCTTTATTTAGAAATCAAGATGATAATTTAGCAGTTGCTGTTGATTTAGCAAATGTTAAGTATCGTCCGTTAGTAGGTAATGGTGTATCAAGAGATACGCATATTATCTCTAATGTTCAAAATAACAACGTTGACGGAAGGAAAGATATTGTCATGACCGAAGCTGGTCTTGAGATTAGTTTACCTGAAACTCACGCTGTTATGAAGTGGTCTTAATCTAACTCGACAAGGACGGGGGGTAGTTCATTCTGCCCCCCATACTATATATGGCATCATTTTCAAGTAGGATAGAGCAGTACACAGGAAGCAATACAAATTTAGACGTAACTAATGCTTTAAAACAAGCAGTTGATAATACATTAGGTGTTGTTAAAAGTAGAGCGCCTCAACTTCTTTCTTTATTTGCTAGAAAGATGTCTATTATAGGTGATGTAAAATATAATTTATCAAGTAAAAATGTTTTTGATGTTAGTAAAGTTGAAAGAGAAGATGGTACTAATACATATGTTTGCCAGCCAGTACCTGCTGAACAACTGTATAGTGTTGGAGATGCTTCGAGTATTTATTACGCTCAAGTTTATTCCCCAGTTTATACAATAGATTTTGAATCAAATTTAACTATAAAGCCATCTGCTACGGCTACAGATAAAGCTTATATGTATTTAGTGTATAATAGTGATTCTAAAACAATTGATGATTCAGGAGGCACTATAACAGATGTTTCCGAAACTATCACCCAAGATGGAGCTAGTGTTTCTGACCCCTACACAGCCTCAGTACACTTCCCAGATGTATGGCAACAATATGTTGTTTTGTCTGCAAGTTCTATATTAGTTCAAGAAAAAATTAGCTTATTACTAAGTGATGCTGGTTTAGATTCTATTACAAGTATAGAAGAGTGGTTAGCTGATGAAGATGAAGGTATGGTTTCTTCAACTGGTCAAGCAGTGAACTTATTTCAAGGAAAACTAAGTATTATTGATAAATATAAACAAGAATTTTTAATGAGTCAAGGTATAGGCGGGACATCTGACGACCCAAGACAAGGTCAAAAATCATGAAACTAAAAGAAATGATAGAAAGAGTTCAACAACATCATCCTAATATGAATGTTACAGAGATAGTAAGAAGTCTGAATGATGCTATGAATGATATGGGTTTTAAAACAGAAATGGTAGAATCAGCAGACCAATTTAATACAGAAATAGATAAAAGAGTTTACAAGTTGCAAAAACATATTATGAGAGTTAAGAGTGTAGACTATGATGGTAAGAATATAAAAAAACTTTTATCTAGACCTTTAGAAAGGGACTTGACATGAGTGTTCGTAATTTTAGTATAAGTCAATACGTTTGGTGGGTTGAAAGAGATAGTGTTTTAATAGCTTATTATAACGCTGATACTGCTAAATATATTAGTCCTACAGAAGTTAAACCAGTAACTTTATTCTATATACAAAGACCTGATAAATTTTTATTAGCAGGTGAAGGACCTGAAAGGTCTGGCTTTACTTCTTACTCATCTAATAATGATACTGGTAGTTATTTAACTGGTGGTCAATTAGATAGCAATATAAAACTAATTTCTGATAGTTTTTTTGAACAAGAATCAGAAATACCTGAACAATTTCATGAAGCTTTAGTAGCGAGAGTTATTGGTAATGGGTATGAAAGAGATGTAGAAACTATTAAATTAGCAGGTTATTTTTTAAGTAAATATGAAGCTGGTGTTAGAGAAGCTAAAAAGTATTCTAGAAGAGGTAGGGACGGTTCTCAAATCAGTATTAAATCAGTAGATTTCTAATGGCATTTATAAGAGATGAAAAAGAAGTTGTAGAAACTGTTAAGTTAAAAACTTCTCCTACGGTTTCTTTAAAAGTAGCTAACCCTTCTATAACCAAAATAGGAGATACTTGGGAAACTATAAATGTTTTATGGGCTAATGTTGGAACTAAATGGACTAATATCGCAAGTTCTTATAATACTATTTCAAGTTCTCCAGTAACAAGTACTAGAGTAGTTAATCCGATAACAACAAGTGTGAGAGTATAATGTCAGATTTATCTTCAACAAGAGTATCAGATACTTTTCCAGATTTATTACATTTATATAATGGAACTGTTGGACAAGGTCTTACATCTAGTTTAAAATTAGTTTATGACGGAGATGGTACAGCAACTAGTCTTAGTTTAGCTAGTGGTAAATCTCAGTTTACAGGGTTGCTTTATTTAAACGGGAGTACAATATTTCAAAATAAAAGTAGTAGTGCTCTAGCTAGTACTCCTCAATTAGGTGAATTTGCATTTATTAATAACGAATTATATATAGGGAAATAGAATGGCAACATGGAAAAAGATAGTAGTTGAGAATGGTAGTAATACTATTGCTCAAACAAGTTCAGGAATAACAGGAGTAACTCTAGGAGCTTTAGCTACCTTAAATACTGTTGGTACTTCTCAAATTGACAATGACTCTATTACTGCGGCTAAGATTCAAGATGAAGTAATTACTTATGATAAAATAGCTCCAAATACGATTGGTGCTGGTGTACTAAATGTATCAGGAAATGGTTCTAGTGGTCAAATCCTTGCTAGTGACGGTGATGGAAGTTTTTCTTGGGTAGCTGATTCTCAAGTAACTGTAGATGCAAGTTTAAGTAGTTCTAGTGCTAATCCAGTAGAGAACCATGTAGTATATGATGCTTTAGCATTAAAAGCCTCGCTTGCTGGAAGTTCTAGTCAAAATTTTAGTACTAATGACTTAGCTGTATCTGGTGATTTAACAGTTTCAGGTGAAGTAACTACTGTTAATACTGAAGAAATAAACCTTGCCGATAATACAATAGTATTTAATTCAAACCATGATGCAAATACTGCTCCTTCTCAAGATAGTGGTATTACTGTTAATAGAGGTAGCTCAACAGACCAAAGCTTTTATTGGGATGAATCTACAGACAAATGGTCTATAGGACATACTGAATCAAGCGGAGAGTTTAGTTCAACTGCAAACGTAGCGATGATTAGAACAGGTTCATACGTTTCAAGCCAAACTCTTTCAAATGGTTTTGGTGCCGTAGGAAGTTTTCAATTAACTGGAACAAGTTTATATGTTAGGACTGCTTAATGTCGAAGTTTATTAAAAAAGAAATTGAGATACCTAAATCTTCTATGGATTTAAACGTAAAAGAAACGGACTTCTTATTAAAGCTATTGCTAAAAAGTTCATTTCAAGGCGCAGAAATAGAAGTAGCGTATACAACTATTCAAAAACTTACTGAATCTCATAAGGCAAAACTTGAAGCTTGAACTAAGTGCTGATGATTTATTTATCATCAAACAATCTATAGAGGAAATCACTGTTAAAGGCAAAGACGCTATGAGAATTGGTAAGCTATTAGTTAAAGTGGAAAATGCTTTTGTAAAAGAAGCGGAGAAATCTAAATAATGGCTACTTGGAAAAAACTCGTATTAGCTGATGATACAGGTGTTGGTATTAATACTACTTCAGATGGATGGGGTTTAAATGTAAAAGGTTTAGATGCCAATGTATTTAAAGTTCAGGCAAGTGATGGTAATACATTAAGTTTCCTACAAGGAACAAATGGAGATGCTACACAAAAATGGTTTGCAGATGGTAATGTTACAAAAGTTTTAATTAATACAAATGGTGACTCTTATTTTACTGGAGGCTCACTTGGTGTAGGAACTGCTTCTCCAAATGAATTACTTTCAGTTGCACCTGATACAGATGTGAGTGCAGAAGTAGGAAGAGCGCATATAGGATACATTGGATATTCTGATATGGCTGGTTTTAGCCATGTTGATTTAAACGCTCCAAGCACTTTTGCATTGGCTCAATCAAGTGCTGGTAAAACTATTGTGCAGTCTAAGTCTGGTCAAATTATTGCATTTAAGCCGAGTGGTTCTGATAAAGTAGCTATTACCTCAACTGGTCTTGGTATAGGAACTGAATCCCCAGCATCAGCTTTGGCAATAAATGTAACAGATGGTCAAAATATAAAAGGTTTGCATATTACTCAACTTGATGGTGGTGAATGGACTTCTATGATGGAGGCAGAAGCCTATGGATTATTAATTAGGTCTACTGCAAATGATACAACTCCAGCTCTTAAAATTCAAGGTAATGGAACTTCTAATGAAGTTTTAACTGCATTATCAAATGGTAATGTAGGTATAGGAACTAGCTCCCCAGATAACGAATTGCACATTACTGATGGTTCTGCTGGTAGTGTAACTGCTAATTCAAATTCACAAGTAACTATTGAATCTAATAGCCATGCATCTTTACAATTTTTATCACCAAACAACGCTAATAGTATTATTTATTTTGGAGATGCTGATGACAATGATGTAGGATATATAAATTACGCTCATAGTTCAAATACAATGAACTTCCAAACTAATGCTGTAGTTAGAATGAGTATAAATGATTCAGGTAACGTAACTGTAAATAGTGGTTCTGCAATTCAATTTGGAGATAGTTCATATAAAATAATTGGCTCTACTGCTGGTAACTATTTAAGATTTTATACTGAATCAACTCAAGCATTAGAGATTGATGACTCACAAAACGCTACATTTGATGGTAATGTAGGTATAGGAATAACGCCAGTACATAATTTAACTGTCAATAATCAAATTGGTGTTAAGAGAGATGGTACTAATGCTTATGGAACATTAACATTTGATGATTCGGGATTTGTAATCGACCAAAGTGCTTCAGGATACTCTCCATTAAAAGTTAAATCAAACGGAACAGAAATTGCTAGATTTACAAGCGATGGGAAATTAGGTATAGGAACTAGCTCTATTAATGGAGTCTTTACTGCACAAGGCATACCTATGACTGCTATAGGCGCTCAAACTGTAGCTGATATTTTTGGTTTTGTTCAGCAAGATGTAGATAAAGGTGGTGGTATTGGATTAGGTGGAAGATATATAACAAATTCTAGTTCAGTAACTGCTTTTGCAGAAATTTCAGGAGTAAAAGCTAATAACACAAGTGCTAATTATGAAGGCGAAATGGTTTTTAAGACTCGTGTTCATGGTGGTAATTTAACCGAAAGAATGAGAATAGATGGTTCAGGTGATGCTACATTTGCTGGTTCAGTTTTTCTCGGTGGGACAACAACCACTAAAATTTTCGATACTAGTAGCTATTTAGCATTAGATGCACCTAATGGTGTTATTTTGCAAG